GGTCGTGCTGCTGTTCGCCTCGTGGGAGCTGGAGAGCCGCCACCGGTCCATGGTGGACGCGGGCGGCAGCCATGACTTCGACGAGTACCACCCGCACGTCACGATCTCGTTCGATGTCCCGGCCGACACCGACCTGACCGCGCTCAAGCCCTACCAGGGCGCGCTTGAGTTCGGGCCGGAGCTGTTTGAACCGCTTAACCTCGACTGGAAGCGGTCGATCACGGAGGCCTGACATGGCAACGCTGACCCTGCGCCTTCGCGCTCACACCCGCCTCGTCAAGCCTATCGCATACATCTTCTATCCGTTCGTCTGGCTGGGCTGGATGAGCGAGGACCGCGTGTTCAACATCGCAATGAAGTTCGTGCGCTTCGAAGTGGTGTCGGAGGGCTGGGGTGGCGACTGATGCCCCGCTACGATCTCGCAGCCATGACGCGCCGGGCCAAGCCGGGCATGCGCAAGCGCTCCATCGTCCTGCGCGACATCGATCCTCCGGGAACGCTTGCGACGAACCTCTACCGGGCTGTGTATAACCCTGTGGTTCAAGCGTGGGCAGCGAGTGCAGAACGCATCATCGCCGCCTACTCGACCACCGTTTCCGAGATGACGACGGACGCCCCGGCCGACGTGCGCGCCGAGATCGACGGCGCGGCGGAGCAGATCAATCGGCTCGTGCTGTTGCTGACGCCCGAGGTGCGCGACTGGGCGCTTCGGACAGAGCAATGGTACCGCGGCAAATGGCGCGGCGCGGTCCTGTCGGCGACCGGTGTGGATCTCGAAACCATGATCGGCGCCGGCGACGTGCGCGCCAGCCTGGAGACCTCGATCGAATGGAACGTCGCCCTGGTCAAGGACGTATCTGACGTGACGCGCCAGAAGATCAGCAACGCCGTGTTCGATGGGCTTCGCAACCGCACCCCGGCGCGCGAGGTAGCCAGCACCATCCGGGACAGCGTTGGCATGAGCCGGAAGCGGGCAACCCGGATCGCCTCGGACCAGCTCAACAAGCTGACCAGCGCGCTCGCGGACGAGCGGCGACGTGAGGCGGGCATCGATACTTGGTTGTGGCGGCATAGCCGGAAGGCCCACCCGCGCCTCAATCACCAGGCGCGGGATGGGAACGAGTACACCGATGAGACGGCGCCGCAGGACCTGCCAGGTAGACTGCCCTACTGCGGCTGCCGGTCGCAGGCGGTGGTCAAGTTAGACTGAAATCCGAAGTTGTGTACCAGCGGCACCTTCCGCCCTGGTACTCATAGAAGTACTTCCCGTTACGATAAAATTCGCAGCTTCCGCCCGAGTACGCATAGAGGTACTTGTTTTCACTCCCGGATAGATAATGGGTACATTTGCCGTCCATGGTGTACAGGTACTTTCCTTGAAAATAGCCATAACACCCGCCGCCACTGTACTCATAAAGATACGTTGCCATCGTCACCCTCATCTTTCCTAGGGAGATATAAGCGCCTCCGACGACGGTAAACCAGCCCTTCGCCTGACAATATTGTTCGGGTATGCAATTTCGGGACACTCTCACCCTTGATGCTCCGCGCCGGATCGAAGGCGGCGCCATGGCCGTTCGCGCACGCGCGGCCCGCACCGGCGTCTATCAGTACGGCGGCTCCGAAGTAGATCCCGACAACAAGCACGGCCACCGCGATACCGCGCTGGTCAACGTGCTCCGCGACGACGACACGGTCTTCGACGAGAAGTCCGTCCGAAGCTTCATCGGCAAGCCGGTCACCGACGACCACCCCGCCGCTCCCGTCACGACCGCTAATTGGCGCGACCACGCGCGCGGGACGATCATGGGCGCCATGCGCGACGGCGATTACCTAGCCTTCGACCTGCTGCTGACCGATGCCGAGGCTATCGCTAAGGTGGACGGCGGCAAGCGCGAGCTGAGCAACGGCTACAGCAGCGACCTCGAATTCGGCGACTTCACGGCACCCGACGGCACCAAGTGCCAGGCCCGCCAGAAATCCATCTTCGGAAACCACGTTGCGCTGGTCGATCGCGGGCGCGCCGGTTCCGAATGCGCCATCAAGGACGGGTTCGCCGTCTGCGACGCCCTTCCCTCCAACATTCTCGATTCACTCACTCAGGAGAGCCCTGTGCCGAAGATCGTTCTCATCGACGGGCTTTCCGTCGACGTGTCGAACGCGGACATCGCCGCTACGACCATCACCACCCTCATGACCGCCCGTGACGCTGCAAACAGCAAGGTCGCAGGCCTCGAAACCCAGGTCGCCACCCTCACCGCCGAGGGCCAGACCAAGGACGCGAAGATCACCACGCTCGAACAGCAGGTGAAGGACGCGAAGCCGACCCCGGCCCAGCTGCGCGATGCTGGTAAGGCCCTGCTGGTAACTGCTGGCAAGGCCAAGGCCCTGGGCGTCACCGTCTCCGACGAGATGGACGAAGCCGCGATCATGTCGGCCACCGTCTCGAAGCAGATGGGTGACGCGGCCAAGGGCTGGACCGCCGATCAGATTGCCGCCTCGTTCGCGGTCCTGACCAAGGACGCCAAGGTCGAGGACAACGGTGTGCAGCCGCTCGGCTCGCCCATCAACATGTCGGACGGCGCAGCGGCGTGGAACGACAACGTATTCCAGTCGGCCGGTGTGGCCATCAAGAAGGGAGCCTAAGCCATGGCAACTCTCACCGAGGGCATCCACACCGCTGGATTCCTGATCTCGGAGGCGCAGGGCATGTATCGCTCGCGCGACCAGGTTACGGTCGCGGGCGGCGCAGCCCCCGGCCTCGCCGCTGGCACGCTGCTGGGCAAGCTGACCGCAGGCGGAAATTTCGTCCGCTATGCGCCCGGTGCATCGGATGGCTCGCAGGCTGTTGCGGGCATCCTTTTCGAAGGCGTCGTCGGCACGGCCAAGCGCACCATCGTATCGCGTGACGCCCAGGTAGTCGGCGCGAACCTCACCTACTCTGCCGACGCTGACGCCGCAGCCATTGCAACCGCCAACGCTGCTCTCGCGGCGCTCGGCATCATCGTTCGATAAGGGGCCCGACAATGGCTGGAATGGATATCTTCAACTCGTCGGCCTTCTCGATGACCTCGCTCACCGGCGCGGTCGACAAGATGGACTACGTTCCGCAGCTTCTGGGGCAGCTTGGCCTGTTCGATTCGATGGCCGTGACCACGCGGGACATCTGGGTCGATCGCCGTGGCTCGACCCTCGCGCTCATCCCTTCGTCTCCGGTAGGCGCGCCGCCTGCCGAACTGGTTCGCGACCAGCGTGACGCCGTGCCGCTCAAGACCACGCGTCTTGCGAAGGGCTTCACGATCTACGCTGAAGAGGTCCAGGGCATCCGTGCATTTGGTTCGCAGAGCGAACTGCAGTCGGTCCAGACCGAGTACCTGCGCCGCCTCTCGCGCGTCCGTAACGACATGGAACTGACCCACGAGTTCCATCGCCTCGGCGCGCTGCAGGGCCTTCTGCTCGACGCAGATGGCACGACGGTGATCTACAACTACTTCACCGCGTTCGGCGTCACCGCACCGGCGGCGATCAGCTTCGCCCTGAACGTCGATACCACCGACGTCCGCGGCAAGTGCGCCCAGGTGATCCGCTCGATGAAGCGCGCCTCCAAGGGCGCTTGGACCCCGGCGACGAAGGTTCACGCACTGGTTGGCGATGCCTTCTATGACGCGCTGATCAATCACCCGCAGGTGCGCACCACCTACCTGAACTGGTCCGCTGCCGCCGATCTGCGCGGCAACAACAGCTTCGGCGATTTCGAGTATGGCGGCATCACCTGGCACAACTACCAGGGCACCGACGATAATTCGACGGTCGCGGTGGGCGTGGACAATGCCATCTTCTTCCCTGTGGGCGCGCAGGACGTGTTCAAGAAGGCGATGGCCCCGGCCGAGTTCGGCCCCTACGTCAACACCCCCGGCCAGGACGTCTATGCCCTGAACATCCCAGATCTCCAGCGCGCAGCCTGGACCCGCGGCGAGCTGTACAGCTACCCGCTGTACTTCAACCAGCGCCCCGACCTTCTCCGCACCGGCACGAGGACGTAAGCCATGAAGTACAAGGTCACCAACAACGACTTCCGCGCGAAGGCCTTCCAGACCCCCGACGGCGTGAAGCTCGTAGCGCCGGGTGATACGGCCACCGTCCACGTTTCGCATCCGATCGGCGAAGTCGAAGGGCTGAAAGCCGAACTGCTCGACGACGAGGGCTACGAGGAAATGGATGGGCCGGAAATCTCCAAGATGACGGTGGCAGAACTCAAAGCCTTTGCCGAGACGAACGGCATCGACCTCGGCGACGCCACCAAGAAGGACGACATCATCGCCGCGATCGAAATTGGCCTCGAAGCCTGACCTGATCGCATCTTCGCCGAAGTCGGGCCGCCCTGCATCACCACGGATGCCACTTTTTGGTGATTGATTGTCTCATTTGCTCAGGTAGAAATGTCTTTGCGACCCGAGGGACAAAGCTTGCGAGTCCTTTCTACCTAGCCCGGACTGGCTCAGCTCGTCCGGGCTATTTTTTCCTCGCTGCGATTGATGAAGTTCTCGCAAAAGTGATTGCTTCATGTCCAAAAAGTAATTTTTCATGTTCGTAATGATCGGGTAAGGGCTCTGTAAGTCCTGCGGGTCGCACCACGGACGCGCCGGTGGCAGTTATTCGTCACCGGCGCAATCAGCACATCGAAAGCGGTAAGGCTTCGGTGGCCGTGCTCGCATTGTACAGCATGCCCTTCTCTCGTCTCCCGCTCGATCAGTTCAAGGCTCTGTACCCAGCGTTCTCCACGCTGACCGAGGAACCATACGCCGCATGGGCCACGAAGGCCGAGGCGCGCGTCGGCGAGAGCTATGGAGACGAACAGCAGGACGCGACCGAGCTGCTGACCGCTCACCTGCTGGCCATCAACGGGATTGGCGGTGCACCGGGCGCGGCGATGCTGGCGGCTACCGGGGCGATCAGTTTCAAATCGGGCACCTTCTCGGCCAGCGTGTCCGATTCCGTCGTCGCCCAGCGCGCCAAGGGCGGGTACGCCGCGACCCCGTATGGCCAACAGTTCGCCGAGATCCAGCGCCGGCTGTTCGGCGGGCCACGCCTCATCGGTTTCATCGGGACGCCCTGCTGATGCTGGACCAGGCTTTCGCAGACATCGGCCTCGCATTCTCGCAGGCGTTCGGGGGGCCCTACCATACCGCTCAGACGATCGAGCAAACCGATCCCGTCTATGACGACGGCGGATCGATCGTCAGCCCCGGCAGCGTCTCCCACCGCTCGTGCAGCGTCCAGATCGACGTTGCCACCCAGGCAATGCGGGATGCCGAGGGGTACGTGGACACCGATGTCCGCTTCATCGTCCTCGCCGCTACGCTCTCCGGCGAGCTGGGCACGGAAGCGCGGATCGAGGTGCTCGATGGCCCGTTTGCCGGGACGTGGTCCGTCTCGTCGCTGGAGCGCGATCCTGTCGCGGCCGGATGGGTCGGCACTGGGCGTAAGGCCTGATGGCTGGCTCTCGCCTCATCGGCGCCAAGGCTCATGCAGCACGGCTGAGAAAGCTCACCGGCGAGACGATGGTGCGCGAGGTCGGCAAGGCCCTCTTCGCTGCCGGTGAGCTTATCCAAGTCGAGGCGCAGATCAGCATCACGGCGGGATCGGTGAGCGGCAAGAAGCACAAGCCATCCGCGCCCGGCAAGCCACCCAACAATGACACAGGCATTCTCGCCGGCAACATCGAGACGAAGCAGGTTGCCCCGCTGGTCGTCGAAGTCAGCAGCAACGCGCCATACGCCGCCGCGCTGGAGTTCGGCACCTCGAAGGTGGCCGCTCGCCCCTACATGGCCCCAGCCCGCGACGCCAAGCGCAAGGAAGTCCAGCAGCTCGTCCGCCGCGGTGTCGACCGGGCCGTGAAGCAGAGCAAATCAGGAGACGCATGATGCAGACCGTCACATTCACCCGCGAGTATCGCCACAAGCTGGATGAGCTCCGCGAGGCCGTCTATCCTCCCAACTTCGAAATCGAGGTGACCGACGCTGTCGCCAGATCGGCCCGGTCCGCAGGGGCCATCAAACCCAAGGCGAGGACTGGGAAGGCCAAGGCCGATGGCGAATGACCTGCTCCGCGCCACCGAGCGCGCGGCGATCATTTCGCTGAAGGCCGATGCACCGCTTGCCCAGATCGTTGCGAAGGCATCGATCGATCCCGTCGCCGAGGCTCCCGCTTGGCCGTTCATCCGCCTCGAAGGAACGCAGTCCCTGCTACAGGGGCGAGGCTGTACCGCCCGCGCCGAGGTCTCGTTCCAGCTGCATTCCTTCGCCAAGCCGATCTACAACGGCGCGGGAGCAATGACCAAGACGGCACGCGACCATGCCGGAGAGATCAACACTGCGGTCGTCGAGGCACTCCATGGCCACGCCTTTGAGGTCAGCGGCCGACGTTATCAGTTTATGGTCCAGTCCTCACGGCTCATGCGCGACGGTGCCGAGGCCGACGCGTGGCACGGGATTGCGTTTGTTCGTGCAAGGGCGTTCCAGGGCTGATACATTGGCGGCATGGACGCCCCTCTCGCCGAACGCATGCTGCGAGCCTTCCTGACGCAGATGATCCGCACCGAGGCGGTCGATCCCGACGATATCCTAGACGCGGCAGATCAGCTCGATCGGGAGGGCGACGAGGAAGCGGCCCACGCCTTGCGCTGTTTGATCGTGAAGGCCGCTGCGCCGGAGCCATCCGATTGGAACGCCGACCGCGCCCGCGGACGTTTTCGCACCATTGACGGCGGTAAGGCGAACGACTGACCCGCCCTACCCTCCAGCAAACCATGCTGGAGATTGCCCGTGTCCGAGCCGAATAGCGCCGACTTCGCCCTCATCAAGATTCAGACCGCCGACGGCCCGCCCGCCGTGCTCACGCTCGTTTGCGGCATCGAGGGCGTCACCATCAACCGCACCGCCCAGACCAACGAGACTTATCGCCGCGACTGCGCCAAGCCCAACCGGCCTGGCACCCGCAAGCTGCGCGTTACCGGCTCGTCCTGGTCGATCAGCGGCACCGGCTCCGACAACATCGATCTCGAAGAAGAGATGAGCGACGCTTTCGGCGTCCGCAAGACCTACGCGATCGAACTGTATCGCGATGACGGGACCGATGGTGGCGACCTCATGGGCACCTATGGCGGTACCGCCCTGATGACCACGCGCAACCAGTCCTATTCGCAGGACAGCGCAGGCACCGCCGAAATCACTCTGGAAGGCGAAGGCGCCCTCACCTGGGTTGCCGCCGCCTGATGCCTGACACTGCCGTCACGCTGGCCTTCGGGGACGGCGACTATCGCTTCTGGCTCGGCCTCCCTCAGGTGGTCGAGCTGGAACGCAAGTGCGGGGACAAGTCCGTCTTCGCGATGTACGATGCCATGGGCGCAGGTCTCGGCATCGACGGCGCCACCCCTGTCTATCTGGGCGGCGGGTCAGCCATGGTAACCGAGATTCGCGAGACGATCCGCCTCGGCCTGATTGGCGGAAAGTCCGGCATGGTGGACGGCGTGGAGATCGAGGTCGGCCCGCAGACTGCTCGCGAATTGGTCGAGAGCTACGTCTTCCCCAACCGGCCGATGGTCGAGGGCCTTCATGTCGCCTGGTCGATCCTGCACGCTGCCATCGTCGGCATCAGCCTAAAAAAAGCGCCCGGCGCGGGGGAGGAGCCGCTGGCCCCCAACCTCTCCGAAAAGGACAGCTGATCGCCAACTGCGGCGGCATGCATCTGGATTGGGAGCGACTATCGCTTTCCGGCTACTTCGAGGCTCTGGAAGCCCACAACGAAGCGCATGCCGCGTCGGGGTCAGAACCGAAGGCACCCGGCGATCCCGAGCGGCTTCGGAGGTTTGTGGACGCGCATAGGAGTTAGCAATGAGTAGTGAGCGATTCTATGCAATTATGATGCTTCTGACCGGGATAGCTTTCTATTCAGGCTGGAGTGCCTGCACCCTGATAACCTTGTCGCGCAGGGTTCGCGCGCTAGAAGACACCATCAGATCAATCTGGAAATTCTGAAGGCTATCGACGACGACGGAATACCGACCGGTGCTGTTGCCAGGGATGTGCCAATTTATAACGCGCGGTGTTGGAAGGAACACCCGTTGATGGCTGATTATTGAGCCGCCATCGTCGTACTCGGCGTTGTCATCGCCTGCGAGGCTAATGCCACCGGCCGTCTTTATGCGCGTCACTGTAATATCTTCACTGGTGCGCGCTACAATTTCGATGACGCCGGAGTACCCGCCCGTTCCCGAAGCGAAATCTATGCAGCGAACGTTTGGAATGACATCTCGCTGACGATCCTTGCGGCCAATCCAGAAGCCAAGTGGTCCGGCCGCAAGCCCCCACACGCCGGTGAATATAGCCCACCAATCTACTGCCATGCATCCCCCTGATTCGACACCCAACTATGGATCAGGGATCATCAGGGAGTCGAGGGTCCGGCCTCGGCTCAAACGCCATACCGCTTGTTCCCGCCGCTGGTGATGCAATAGCGACCGCCTCGCGGGCCTACGCACACCTTGCCACTGCGGCAGGAGCACCCACCGTCATCGGTTAAGCCGCGAGTGCCAGAGGGAATCGAATAGCCGCCGCCATAGCCGGAGCTGCGGCGCCTGGTTGTCGACCGTCTGCGATAGCTCGATCGGCGCCGCGCATCTGCCGGCTCCTCCGCGCTGACACCGATGACCGCCGCTGCCAGCAGCGACGCGATGAATGATCGTCTGTCCATGTAATCCCCCTGTGATGAGGCGGGTTTAGGATGTGACGATTTTCGATTGCAGCCGATTCGGTCGCTGTTTCAGAAAGTTAATCATGCTGTCGAAGGCGGCTCTAGGGCTTCTTGAGTGATCCGGCTTCGTGCTGAGCGGCAGCATATGATGATTGCAGAGCCAAAAAAGAAATCTCCAGGGTCGTCGCCTGCGTCTCTAGCTGGAGCATTGCCTCGCTGAGTTCCTTGCGCCGCTTGCGCAATTCATCCAACTTCCCGCCGAGAACCTCCAAGCGCTCCTCGCCGTCGACTTCGAGCGCCTGCTCGATCATGAGAGCAATTTCAGAGTTCATTGAGCGGTTGTTGGCGGCCGCTCTCTGCTGCACCCGCTCGTGAAGCTGCTTTGGCAAGCGAAGCATGAACCTCGCCTCGTCTTTTTCGAGCGAGACACCAGATTTAGCTGTTGACACTACCAAGCCTCATATGACACTACTTCATCAGCGATGACACCATCGCAATTGAAGGAGGTATATATGGCACTTCAGGAACGCAAGCGCGACCAAGATGTGGCGCGCTTGGTTTTTCGACTGCCAGGCAATCTCAAGAGTGACGTCGATCACTATGCAACCGACACCTGTCGCTCGCTGAACGAGAGCCTGATCTATTTGGTGAAACGCGGCCTCGCCGCAGAAAAGATGGCGTCGGGCCAGGCCTAGGAAACCACCCGACGCCTTCATGAGAAAGGTAATCGCATGAATGCCATTACGATAGGCGGTTTCGGCCGCAATGACCAGCCCCAGGCGATGAGCAGCAAGGAGATCGCTGAGCTTACGGGGAAGCGGCACGATCATGTCTTGCGCGATATCCGCGCTTATGTCGGCGCCGTGGTGCAGATGGAGCGCGGTATTGACGTGCGCTCGCTGGACTGGGGCGGATCTGAGGGTGTGCAGCTTTTTGGGGAGACCCCGATCGGTGGGGTAACTTGCCAATTTGAGGTCAATCCTCAGAATGGGCAGAGCTACCCGGTTTACTACCTCGACAAGTCCGCCACGCTGACGATCGTCGCAGGATATAATGTTCTCTTGCGAAAGCGCATCATCGATCGCTGGCAGGAACTTGAAGCGGCCGCCGCACAGCCCGATCCGCTGGCAGCTCTCAATGACCCCGCCACCATGCGTGGCCTGCTGCTGACCTACAGCGAGAAGGTCATTCTGCTGGAGCAAGCGAATGCCGAGATGGCGCCCAAGGCCGACGCGCTCGACCTCTTGTCGGCCAGCGACGGCAGCGTGACTTTCACCCAGGCCGCGAAGCTGCTTGGCGTGAAGCAGGACACCATGACGAAGTGGATGCACTCCAACGGGTGGATCTACCGCCAGAACGGTAGCTGGGTCGCGTACAGCCAGCAGATCCAGAACGGCCGCCTCGAATACAAGGAGGCGAACTATACGGATCACAAGACCGGCATGCGCTGCACGAAGCCGTATTGCCATCTCACCCCTAAAGGTCTGGCAAAGCTGGCCGTCGAGTTCGGCGCCGGTGACAAGAAGGCCGCCTAAAACGCAGAACGGCGCGGGCCTCTGACATCCCGCGCCGTTCCTAGCCAAACAAATCGTTCAGGAGACCTATCATGGCTACGAACGTCATACCCTTTCCGCTGCGCGCCGTAAACGATAATTCGCCGACCACTCCCCCGGCGCCTGTTCAGATCCGGGAGGCGGCATGATGGGCAACGTCGCTCCCCTCACCCCGCAGCAACCCGGCCTGCGTTCCTTCATCGTCTACAACGACCTGCCAGGCGGCTGCATCGCCTTCGAGGTGCCGGACGATAAGACCCTGCCCCACGTGCGCGCCGGCGAGTTCGTCGTCATTGACCCCAGCGACCGCGATCCCGCTGAGGGCGAGCTGTTCGCGATCACCTGGAAGTCGGATTGGCGCCAGAAATGGCAGATCGTCCAGATGGATCTTCGTTCCGATCGCGTCCGCGCCGGCAACGGTTTCGAGGAACGCTCCCTGTGGTGGGTGGGGCATGTCGCCTCGGGTTCAAGCCGAAGAGTTCAACAGCCTGCTCGATACGATGCAACCGCTGCTCCCCGACGATTATTGGGCAATGCTCGCCAAGATCGAAAGCGGCAATCGGCCATATATCAAGGCGGGAACCTCCAGCGCGTCCGGCCTCTACCAATTTATCAAATCGACCTGGATCGGCGAAGGCGGCAAGTGGGGCGCGGACAGCAGCAAGGCCTTTGGGGGTCTAACGCCTCCGGAAAGCGAGCAGACCGCACGAGCCAAGACGTTCACCGAGAAAAACGTCGTCATCCTGAAAGCCAAGGGCATTCCGATCAACAAGGCCTCGCTCTATGCCGCACACTTCTTCGGCGCCGGCATGGCCGCCAAGGTGATCGGCTCGGACGTCAACGCGCGCGCCGACCTGATTGCCGGCGACGCCGCGACCAAGGCCAACCCCTCGATCCTAAAGGGTAAGACCGTCGGCCAATTCCTGACGTGGCTGCACGGCAAAACCGGAGATTGGGCGCGCTAAGGCGTCCGGGGCACAATGGAACACTTCTCGCTATCCGACTGGCTTACGGCAGCGGCCTACACCCTGCTTGCAGCCGTCGGCGGCCTTCTCGGGCATGCCATGCGCGAGCATGACAAGGGCAACAAGCTGAACTGGCTGCGGGCCATGACCGAGGCCGTTTCATCCGGCTTTGTCGGCTTCCTCGTCATGCTCCTCTGCCTGGCGATGGGCCTCGACCCGCTGTGGACGGGCCCGATTGTCGGTCTGTTCGGATGGCTTGGGGCAAACGTCACGATCAGGATGCTCGAGCGCATCGTCTACGAAAAACTGGGGGTGAAACTGCGCGCCAACACCGACAAGCGGGTGGCGGCGGCGAAGGCTCAAGTGGAGGACAGGCCGTGAAATGGCTCATCAGCTTTCTAAACCCCTGGAAGTCCGAACTGTTCGCCATGGTCGGAGTGCTGGCCGTCTGCGGCATTGGCGCGACCATCGCTGGCTATTTGCACATCCAGCGGCAGAACGACCAGATCGAGAATCTAGATGCGCGGGTTGGTGACCTCGTGGTCGCCAATAAGGGGTGGGCCGCACGCGTCGCAGAGCAGGATCGTCTCCGAGGGCTGGAGCAGAAGAATGTCCTGCTACTCCAGGACAAGCTCGCCCTCATCGAACAGCAGAACACCGCCGCTGCCGCGCAGCTCAAGCAATTGGAGGCCACCAATGCCGAGGTTAAGGAATATCTCTCTCGCCCTATCCCTGCTGACCTGCGCCGCCTGCTCGACAAAAAGTGAGATCGCCGCGGCGCCGCCCGCGCCGGCCTACCAAGGTATCCCGGCCGGGCTGATGGCCCGTTGCGTCGTGAAGGAGGTGGAGATGCTCACGACAGGCGACATCGTCACGAGCCGAAACCTCTACAAGGATGGGTTCGAAAAGTGCGCCGCGAAGGTGGACGCTATCCGCGAGCATGACGCGGCAGCGAGGGCGTCGGGCGACTGAAAAGGATTGCAAGTGTGCATAAGTGCACGCTGAAACGCAAGCGCAAATAACGATACGAAGTTGCAAAAGTATCAATTGCTTATGCGAAATTTCCAAATAAAATTCTGTCCATAGAATCAGCCACTTGATTTTGCCGATGCCCTTGGGTCGCAACTTAACCACGAGTAACGGCAGGGTCACCATCTTAATAGAGAGGTGGCCCTTTTTTTATTAGCGCGAGACATCTTTGATCCGCCATTCCGACCTCACGTTAAAATCTGTTCGTATTCAGATAGGTGGCGCGAACGCTGCCGCCAGAGCCTCGCGATTTCCTGCTGCTTTCGTAGAATAAGCTGCGAACCGGGCTTGATACCGGCTGACCAACGCCCACCACGTTGATCCCCTTGTTTGACGCCCCAGGGCACGTCCATCCGTGCTGCCGCAGCGCTCCGGAAGGTACTGCTATTTTGCCCGTCACCAAAAGGCGCATAATCGCAACGAGGTCTAGGATGGCCCATGCTGGGCTCAAAATTGACGCAAGATATGAGGGTAGCTGCGGGCCGGACTCGACAAGGGCTACCAAGCAGCCCTTGCGTCACTTGGCCCAACCGCTTTCGTGGTTCTCAAGCTTGGGGGGGGGTACGTCCATCCGTACTGCCGCAGCCGAAAAAGCTATCACGCGAGGCGGCTGGAACAACTCCACCTTTTGATATTTTAGCCCGGACCAGAGTGTCCCTTTAGGCGCCGGACCCTCCCCCGGCCGCGCCTACCTAGAGGCCGTCCCTTTCACGAGGGGCGGCCTCTTTTCCTGATAGTTAGAGGGCGACGACGCTCACAAGGATCACACCGCATCCGAGCGCGGCGACTGCCCTGCGGAGCTCCCGACCAATTATTCCATCTGCCAGAATGCCCACGGACACCATGCTGATGCCGAGAATGATCGCGGCAAGCAGAGCATGAAGATGATTAACCTCCATCACTAAACCTCCTCAATCTAGTCCCTGTGACCTTAACAGCGGATCGAGGAGGCTGCCTGATTAAAAATTTGTTAGGCTGAGGAACCATAGACAATCAATAGCGTTAAACGCGCGGTCCTGACCGTTGCGCCTTTCGTTACTGGTCCGGCCCACCCTATCTGCGCGAATGCGCGAGACGACCCAAACCTTCGCCCGGCGCGGCACTGCGCCGGGCGCTTTCAAAGTAAATGGCGTCCCAAGCATTGCCCTTCTAGCGAGGGGCGGCCTCCTTTAATTCCAAGTTTTGCTCAGTGATACCAGAGGCTAGCGGCAGAATCCCAGCGCGCACTCAGGCTGTTCGCTTTCGATATTCCATGCGCATTCTCATAAGCAGTGTGAACTTCGATCATCAATGTGATGCCGCCAACGCGACCCAGCGTTTCGCCAATCGAGAAGAGCGCGAGCCTTTGCAGTGAATGCGCGTCATCATGGGAGAAAAGGCCCTGCGAAAGAATATTCTCGATATCGATCTTTTCGGTTCGAAACCCGGCAGAGTTCACGGACGACTCCCGCAACTTAAGGTATTCTGAAAGGAGGCGGTCAATATAATCGATAAGCTCATTTAGCTGCAATTCGTCCATTGAATCCCCTTTCTCGAATACCGGTTATGCCTGGGTGGAAAGTAACTAGTAATGATGGCGGCGGCGAGCGCCATTCGGCGTTCGCCCTCAGGCCACTTGGCTCTTTCTCGTCTCGAGATCCACAGGGACCGAAAGAAACCATTCCCGCAAGCTAGCATCCCAAGAAGCAAGCCCCAATTCCACGGCGTCGGCTATTGCTTCCTCGATACTGTCACGCCACCCCGAACGCGGGCGCCCGAATATGGTGATCCGATATCCATTCGGCACGATCAGTAGCTCGACCAGTCGAGTTCGGCGTCGTCGACCGCTTCGAACATCTCAGGATCCGCGCCGGTGTCGCCCAACCGCTTTCGGACGGCATCAGGGCCGCCGTGCTTCGGGAATCCTCGGTCAGCCTTGGCGATGGTGGCAAGTTGCCCGATGAAGCCGCCCTTCCCCGCCTGTTGGATCAGCCAGGTGCCGAAGCAAGGGCGCGTATCGATGTCCATCACAATGCTCCTTTTCCGAATCAGCGGGATGGCGCTATAGCATGTTCCCCATTCGTTCCCATATGGAGTTTGTCGTGGAGCGCACTTTGAACTTGCCAATCTCGCTGGCCGAGCGGCTGATCGAAACGGCTGCCCGCGCCCAGGGCGTCAATGACACGCCGACGCTCATGATGTTCGCGGAAGTCCGAAAGCGCATCGAGGACGAGAGGCGAAAGTCATGACCTGCCGCATCTGCACCGCAAACGACGAGGAAGCGCTAATCGCGCAGATGGCCGAGGCCATGTGGCTCACGCAAGAGACGCGCGATCCGGATAACGAGTGGAGGCCATGGGAGCATGCCGGGCCCTACTGGCAGCGGGTCATGCTGGATTACGCGCGGGCGTCGCTTAAGGTACTGCGACAAAACTTTGAGTAATAGCCTTGCGTGAAACTTTGAATTATCTGCAGCCAAGGCTGTAACTGAAGGTCTCCGCCATCGCTGCGA